AGACATTTCCTTTCATCGTCTGGCCGCATCAAGTAGATGGCATACGCGATATTTACCAGGACCGAAAGACCGGCGAGCCGCGATTGGGTTTCGACGACATTGTCGTAGAAAAGTCGCGGGGAGAAGGCATGAGCTGGATGGGGATATTGTTTGCTGTGCATTCATGGCTGTTTGAGCCGCACAGCAAAATAGGACTGGTTTCAAGAACCGAAGAGTCGGCCGATGACCCTGACGACAGTGACAGTTTGTTTTGGAAAATCGACTGGCAACTGACGCAGCTGCCGCTGTGGATGGTCGGAACAAAAAACAAAGACTGGCGCCGCATCATCGATCGACACACGCTTACAAACAAGCGTAATGGATCAATGATAAAGGCTTCTGCTGCGACCGGGGACGTGTTTCGTGGTGGGCGTTTGACGTGGGCTCTGATGGATGAGTTTGCGTTTTTCAAGAAGGGGGAAGACGCAGCTGCCCTTAACGCAAGCCACGGAGCAACAGATTCGCGATTGTTTGTAAGCACGGTCAATGGCCAGCACAACGAGTATCATCGTGTTGCGCATGACCCAGCAACTTACAAGGTTATTATTGATTGGAAGCAAAACGTCAGCCGAAACCGCGGACTTTACACGATGCAAAAGGGATTGCCTGTCGCTGTAGATGCGGACAACCCTTTGCCGAAAAATTACGATCCGCCAAGCGAAGAAGTGCTAGACCTGTTTTCATCGCTAAGAAAAAAAGGATTTCGGCTGGAAGGAAAGCAGCGGTCGCCCTGGTATGACAAAGAATGCAATCGGCCGGGGATGACCCCAAAGCGTATTGCTCAAGAGTTAGACAGGGATTACGCAGGTTCTGAGGCCGTTGTGTTTGGCGATGAGTTTAAGATGGCCGTTGAAAAGACAGTAAAAAAACCCGTTCACACTGGAAACATAACGGTCATAAAGGACACCAGTAGTGGAGAGATGGAGGTAAAGGGGCAGTTTGAATCAGTGCGCGGAGGTGATGTAGATATTTGGATGCCCTTAGACGCCCGCGGACGACCGCCCCGAGGCAACTATGCAATAGGATGCGACGTGGCAACTGGCCTGGGTGGTTCTTGGTCTTCTAACTCTACGCTGACAGCCGTCAACATCGACACGCGAGAGCAGGTGTTAGGTTTAGCAACAAACACTACGGAGCCAGCAGATTTTGCGGATCTAGCTGTTGCTATTGCCAATTGGCTGTGGGGGGCGTATCTGGGATGGGAGCATAACGGACCGGGGGCGGCATTCACTAAGCGAATCATTACCTTGAAATACGGCGATTGCTACAGGCGACAGGTAGCGGACAGAAGGGGAGGGAAAACCCGTCAGCGAACGCTGGGGTGGTGGACGGACCCTAAGTCTAAGGCGTTGATGTTTTCTGAAACTGCGCGTGCTGTGCGACACACTGACATTGCAGTGCGATGTGAAAAACTTCAGAAAGAATTCGGGCAATACGTTTACGACGGACAAGGAAGCATAATTCACGCAGAAACGGGCACAACAGATGACAACGCCTCAGCTGGAAAGGCTCACGGCGATAGGGTTATCGCTTTCGGGGTAACGTGCATGATGCTGCTGGATCGGCCTAGCTCTCTTCCAGTCGACGAGCATACCCCAGGGGCGCGTTCACACCCAGACACAATGCATGCAAGAATGCAGATGTACGCAGAGGAGGACCGAAAAACGCAAGATGTGCGAGATAAATGGCGGGGTTCTTGCCTAACGCGAGGGCTTTAGTCTCAATGGTAATAAAACAGCCGAAAAAACCAACGTTGTGGGTTCAAAACGAGCCTGTTTATGATATTTGGAGTCCGTGGGAGACAAGTCCATATCTTGCAAGGCATTTGATTGATCCAATAAGAGCTGTGATGGGATTTTGGGCGCAGCCTCATGTTGCAATTGCAGACCGAGCTGAGATGAGCGGATTATTGGCAGGTGAATATATCGCCGTAAATCGTATGCTATACACATTAGATGTTGTCGCAGTGAAGTTTTGCATAAAGCATCAGTTGCCTGCGTCTGCATCAGTTCCGTTAAAATTTCCGTTTCGATGCAAAGGGTGTGGCAGTCGCCTCTCTAGTCTGCCTTGCATTCAATGTTGGAGCGGTCCAGATGACGATCCACACGTTTAAGATCGGATTGACCTAACATGGCATCAGCAAACAAAGACTCTGAATATGCGGCAAATGAGCCTGAAAAAAACAAGCAGTCTCGATATTCTGCGGACAATGTCGTTAGTTGGCTGGGGAAAAATGGTTCCTGGGAGGGAGAACATTCTCCACAGGAAAAGTATGATGCGTCTCAGACTAACGTTGCTGCGGATTTTGTTGATCAACCATCGGAAATGAAATACCCAGGCGAGCAAGATCGCTTGTTTCGCGCGGTGCAAAGGTCGTATCAAGCGTTAGACGGCTACCGGGAGATGAACCGCAAATTAGTCGAGGAGTATGGGGGAACGTATTACCAGCAGGAATCTACGGGCACATCGCGAACCAACCGATACGTCAATTTGATTCAGCAGGCAGTAGAAACATACCAAATGCTTTTGACTGCTAATCGACCTCGCGTGTTGATTCAGTCAAGGGTTCCTGGCCTTCGTCCCTTTGCCAAGCATTTTGAAAACGCCTTGAATCTGTTGATCAAGGAAATTCACCTAGAAGACACCATGTCGCAGTGGGTCATGGATGCGTTTTTTTGTGTAGGTATTGTCAAGACCCACATGGCAGATGCAGGTCTTGTGGAAATTGAAACTGATCGCTGGATGGACCCAGGAAGGCCGTTTGCAAGTAACATCGCATTAGATGACTTTGTTTACGACATGAAAGCAAACAAGTGGTCAGAGGTGCGGTATGCCGGCGATATGTATCACATGAGCTACGAAGACGCCGTAGATATTTTTGGCGAAGCCGCAATGAAGAATCATGTGCCGCGTATCAGGTCAACAGATGACGTAGATCGCGTTGACACGTTAAGTCGTGGCGATGCGTCAGACGCAGATGATTTCGAGGACCGAATTGATTTTGCCGACATTTGGGTGCCTAAATACGGCAAAGTGTTTACTTATGTTGTGCAGTCGCGACGGCAATTTATCTTGCACGGCGATCCGGTTGCCGTAGAAGAGTGGACGGGAGGCGAAGATGGGATGTATCAACTTCTTGGGTTAGGGGATGTTCCCGAGAATATCATGCCAAGTTCTCCAGCAAGCCATTTAGAGCAATTAGATGCGCTCGCAAACGATAAGAGGAGAAAGTGTTCGCGTCAGGCACGCCGCCAAAAAGATGTAAACGTATACACTCCAGGTGGTGCGGGATCGGCTCAGCAAATTCAATTGGCAGATGACGGTGAGTGGGTTCAGGTAAATGACACGAGTGACGTAGCTACTTTGAAACAAGGGGGAGTAGACGCAGCAAGCTATGCGTTTCTAAATGGATCAATGGAGGCATTTGACCGCATGGCCGGAAATTTGCAGACATTGTCGGGGCTGGGTTCTCAGGAAGAGACGGCTCGTCAAGCGCAGATGGTAAGCAACGCTGCTGGAAATAAAGTAGACAAAATGACCAAAACCGTTGTGTCGAAAACGGTGCGTCTTGTTCAGTCGCTGGGGCACATGCTTTGGCAGGATGATTTCACGACACTGGCGATGTCGATACCAATTGAAGGAACTCCATTTGTCGTTTCCGATGAATGGAGGCCAAGTGATCGTGCGGGCAAGTTTCTCGATTACAATTTCGATGTAGATGTGTATTCGATGCAATACCAGTCGCCTCAAGGCCGGTTGTCTCAGCTGGATCGCGTTGTTCAAACTGTAATTTTGCCAATGGCGCCAATGCTTCAGCAGCAGGGCGGGTATGTAGATATGATTGAGTTGACGAGCGCATACTCCAAGCTGATGAACATGCCTGACTTAAAAAACATCGTCAAGTTCGGGGGAATGCCATTACCAGAAGACGCGGCCGCGCCAAATGCAGAAGTTCCCAAGAAAGCTCCAACTAGCACAAGAAATTACGTAAGGCATAACGTGTCTGCTGGTGGCCGCGGTCCGATGGGTCAGTCAGCCCAGATGATGGGACAGGCGGCTAATGCGGAGGCAATTGGCTCTGGCCCATCAACACCTGGAGGAATGACTTGAGCGAAAAAGCACATTACAAAACGGACGACGGTGAAATAATCGAAGTTACTTCGGAAGAAGCGTTTGAAGCAGGAACATTTTGGCCAATGCCTGACGGCAGTTTTGCAATCCGGTGTCACAGGCCGTCAACAAAGATAAAGAAGAACAACGCACGATTAAAAGTGCTTCAGCAGCCAGCAGCCAGTGATTCTATGGGGTTCGCTGACAATCAGCTGCCAGAAATGCTGGCAAATGCGGAGTCGTTTCGCGATGAACACCGTGGAATTGAGTTCGTCCAAGATCCAACAGAGCCTAGATTTTATCAGGTTCAGGCATCGTCTGAGGGTGCCAAAAAGCGGTACATGAGGCATCGCAAATTCAAGGACTTAAACAGTCGTAATGGCGGTGCTGTTCCTTTTACGCCGGAGCAATTAGAAGCTGCAAAGGCAATCGTTTTACGAAAGCACGGAGAGTGACATGTCGCAGAAAATTACTCTTACCCCATCGCAAATTGCACTTGCAGAAGCGGACGACGTAGTT